TGCAGTAGAGACAAGCATTCCGTCAATCGAGATGAGACGCTCAGTGTGCTTGATGCGAGAAAGGTACTTGTTGGCTGCGGTCTGGGCAAAGGTATTCGGTGTGCCCTCTCCCAGCGTGGTGGTGACATCTTGATGCATCACTGACTCACCGGGAGTGTGATACTTCGCACTGGCAACGCCGACGACCGGGAAGGAAGCTTGCTTGCCGCTGCTGATGTTACGGGTAGTGGTGAGAGGAAGCATAAGGTTGGCTTCCTCGAAAACTTGAAGGATCTCACCTGAGAAAACCTTCAGAAACAGGGCATCATTATCCCCTGCATTGTTGACTTGTCCAAGCCGTGACGGCTGAACTCCAAATTCAGACATGTTTTTTACTCCTAGTCATTGTTGATATAGACTTGATGGTCAGTATCGGTAACCAAGAGTTCTCAGTTATCCACCGCAGCGGGCTGGGTATCGTCAGATTCCTCAACATCGCCATCAATAGAACCAGCGTACCATCCTTCAGGGAGGGTTACACGGTTTGCGGAACGGACCCACACGGATCCATCCCAATAATAGACATGGCCCCGAACATTGGAGCCAAGCCTAACGAGTCCAGTGGACTCAGGGACGAATACGACCTTTGAACTTCCGCACCCGCTCAAGCCACCGCTCACGGTGAGGAGGAGTAGGGAGATCAGTAGCGGTATTCTTTTGTTTACGTAGCCACACCACAAGTGGTGTAAGTATTGCAATGATGATGACTGCAATGCCTTCATACATCACTCAGATTTTTCTTCTTCATATCCGGCTTCGGCCTTCTTGATTGCAAGCCGTGCACCAGTGTAGCCCATGGCGACAAGGGCAGCGGACACCAGTCCAACTACTTGTCCCCACGTACTATCAATCGGAATTACGTCAGCGGCAACAAGTCCACCTACAGCGGCTGCTGCCACACTGAGCCAAAATTCAGTTGTTTTATATCCGGGCTTTTCCATTTTCGTCTCCTAAAGTACATTTGAGTTTTGAAGTTTTCGGTAGACCTCGTCACGATATGCAGAATCTTTCCTGTATCGGGGGTCAGACATTGCTTCAACAACCTGTGCCCGTGATTGGAAAGCGGCACTGTTAGGTACGCTTCCAGTTTCACCCTGCACAAGGGGGGATCTTGTCTCATTCGGGACAGCCTTTTCATAACGAGCACGTAGGCCGTCAATAGCCAGCTTCATTTCTTCTTGATTGCCATTGATCATTTCGTTGAAGGTGCTGATTTCAGATTCATTGAGAGCTGATGCTGCCCATTTTGTCATTGCAACATATTTATCTTTTCCACCGGCTGCCTCATACCCAGCGGTAATTGCAGATTCAAGGGCGGATTTCTGACCTTCTACAAAGGCATCAATAAAGTGACGAGGGATCCCTTGTTTTACAAGTGCCTCTCTTGAAGCCTCGGAAACATCGCCTGTTGTATCGAACTCTTCACTCAGCTGGTCCCACTGATCTTCCGTTATTCCTACATTTTTAGTCACTTCCTGCGGTTCTTCGGCAGCAGGCTGTGACAGCTTCTTTTCAAGCTGGGCATAGGCAAAAGCAAGTGCTTCAGGTGACTCGAACTTCTCAGGTAGCCATTCGGGTCGTTGTTCGGTAACGGGTGTTTCCGGCTGAATGTCTTCCGATACTTCCTGTTCAACCTTACCTACATCCTCAACGACTTCAGGTTTATCTGCCGTTGTCTCTTCTGGTCTAATTTCAACCTTTTGATAATTACCCATTTATTTAGTCTCCTTGAGCCATTTGATCCATTACTTGAGGTGCAACTTGCTGCATCATCATTTGTTGTTGCTGCATTTGTTGCATCTGAGCCAGTTCTTCAGGGGATCTTACCAAACCTTTGGTATCAATTCCCAGTGCCATTGCTCTTCTCTTGAGATATTCCGAAACATCAACATAAGTTTGAAGCACCTCGGGTCCAAGGATCTGTCCGATTCCTGCTAAGTAAGTGTCAAGTCGGTTGAGGTCATTTCCTCGCCCAAGGGCTTCAATGCCCGTAATAATCACGGGTTTAACAGCGTCGTTTGGCAGCTTTGGAAGGGCCCCTTCGGTTTTCATCTTGTTCATCACAAGGGTAACCAAAGGCAGGCTCAACTCTCTACTCAAGATGCTGTAAATACCACCAAGTTGACGTTCTACGGCCTGAGTTACAAGCCTGACTTCTTCGGCCGTGACACGATCTGCATTACGAATTGATCCTTCCAAGAGCAGAAACGCATACGCAAGCCGCTCTTGTATCGAGTTAATTGTGTTGAGAGCAACAGAGAAATCTGCTGCTTTCTGGCTCTGCAGAACACTGACATCATTAGCTGATCCTTCCCTAATTGCACCATTAGGTGACTCACTAAGAGTTCGAGCACGAGTGGTTCCATTGGGGTTGACAAGGAACAGCACCTTGGCGGCAGCAGCACTTCCCTCAACAATCGCCTTGGTCAGTCCTTCTAGGCTCTGCAAGTCGCCAATGTATTGTTCTACATATCCACGACCATAATTCTCACCATCAACTCTGCTCATCCTTAGTGGGATAAATGGAGCATCTTCAGGTGCCAGAACACGGCGGGATCCATCAATTTCTACATCGTTGATCTCTTGGTAGACTTCAACCTTGCCGTCATTGCGGGTGTACATCCCGGTATACAGGTCAATGAAATCATCATAAGACCCTTCATCTCCTACAGCTGGCCGTATCTCTTCCGGAAGCATTGAAGGAGAAACACTTTCCATCAAGACGACAGTCCTGACGTTGCCAAGCGGGCATCTTTTCACCACATAACGGTCAAGATGGACGACCCGCATATTCCCCCCATCGGGGAAATACAGCATGGCGTTGCCGGTGACTACAAGATGCCTTACAGCATCAAACAATCCCGTGCGAATCCCGGTTCTTTCCACCTCATCCATGATTGATCTCTCAATCTCGGACAGTGAATTTTCAACCTCAGTCTTTATCTTTGCGTCTACCTGCTCCATTTCTCGTTCCATCTCTTCACTGATTTGGAGACGGAAGAACGGGGCATTTGGCGGCAACAACGCCAGCAACAAGGCTGATGAAAGGTTGTTGACCCCCCTTGCCCCGATGCTTTGGTAGGGGGTGGGGAAGCGTCTTGAACTTTTCTTCCCCTCTTCAGGCAGGATCGTGGGCACAGTCAATGCACTGGAATCGCGGCCTCTCTCAAGGTATGAGTTTCGTTCGCTAGAACATTTGAGGTATATATTTTTCAATGATTCCATTAGACATTCACCGATCCACCTGAGGTGTTGAGTGGGATCTTCAGCATGGTCTTGCCCCGCCGCTTAAGTCCACGCTTCTTGCGGACAGGGTTGTCTGGGGTCAGCTGCTCGTTGACCATTTCAGGGGCTACCCCAAGAATGGGAGCAGGCTTGACCACAATCTGTGGAGGGGGAGGGGGAGGAGCAACCGGTGGCAGCGGCGGCGGTATGGCCGGGGTTGATGAACTGCACATAATCAGGACTCCTTAATGAGGTTGTCTTCTTGTTCTTTTAATTCTTTAATCAGGAAATTAACGAGTTCACGTTTCCCTGAATACATCCAAATTTCACGTTCAGACCACGTAGGATCTGGACATCTTTCTGGAATTCGCTCATCCAATGCTTGAATAAGGTCTTTCCCTAGTGGTGGAATTCTCCTCATAGTCATCCTTTTTACCTTCTGTTTGGGTGTAGGCGTACAAAAGTACCGCATAGTTCATCAGATCAAGGATTGTATCCTCAAGTTTTTCGTCTGAAACTTGGTACATTCCTGTGTCAATGAAGGTGATCAGACGTGAAATTTTGTCCGTAAGTCGGACAAGAAACCCCCGTTTCGTGTCTGTAATCCCCAGTCGTTCTACGCGGGTGAAGTTTAAAAAGGGGTCTTCATCCGATTTCCCCCCACTGTAGTCGTGGTTTTTCTTCTCCATCAATTCCCTTGCATTGTCGCATAGTTCACGATGCAGCAACAGTAACTGCTGTCGATTCATTTTGGTTCCCATAGTCTTACCTCTTTGTTGTTGAAATCATAATCTTCCGCCCTCAATATGCGAGCAACACGGGCCTGCTGGAGAGCGTCTTCGACTGCCATTCCCGCATCTTCGTAAGCTTTGATCACTGTGTCCCAAACAGGGGCAGGCTTTAAAAGCCTTTCTGCAGTCTTCGGACCAATACGTGGGCAGCCGGAATAGCCGTCAACAGCATCCCCTGTCAACGCTTGGAACAAGTGATTGTAATCGCCGTCTTCCTTTGACACCTCTGAGATGCTCTCTTCTGGACGGTTGGGGTTGTAGTGAAGTCCCGGGATTTGAAGAAGATCTTTATCAGTGGAGACAACAACCTTGTCAAAACTGGGCTTCCAAAGTCGGGATGTTGTCATCAATATCCCACACACATCATCCGCTTCTAATGTAGGAATCTCAAATGTTTTATACGTGGACCTTACATATTCTTTCATCTCAAAGAATACTGTGGGTTTTCTTGTTTTCTTTCGATGAGATTTGTAGGAAGGGAGTACATCCTTTCTCCAGTTCTCAGAGCTGCTGAAGGCGATGGCAATAGTGGAAGAATTGAGTTCTTCCTTCAAGTCTGCAAATGCAATGTCAAGCTTTATACGTGCTTGATGTGCATCGGCATGCAGGGTCCAAAGATCATCCCCCCAATCAAAAGGTTCTTCCGCAGAAAGACAACATTCCCAAAGGAATATGTCACCGTCAATTACTAGGGCCGTCTTCGTCATTGCTGATTCCATTCATAACTGCTGACCTGCCTAATTCAATCAATCCGATGACTGAATGAAAAGCCCCCTCGAACGCAACTGTCACATCCTCGACTTCGTTCGTTCGGTTGCTTGCCGCAAGAAACACCATAGTATCGTGCCGCTTTCTGAGCTCTTTTAAAAGAGCCTTTGTTGTCACGTATTCAATGGGGTCCATTAGTGCCTCAGTTTCCTTAGCTTTAACAGTCGTTGAGTTTGGGCCTGCCTCATTGCTGACTTCTTTGGATATCGCCCAGCGTTGATGACTATCTGTGCCTGCCTGTTTTTATACTTCATGAACGGCAGGGCCTTTTTGAGAATTGATATGGCTGTTTGGCCGTAGACAGACCACCGGAACACTGAAGCATTGTTCCGATGGTATATGTGCACCTTGCCTCCAAACAATTTAGAAGGCAGGTAGGCCAAGGCAGGTGTGATGCTTTCGACTTGTATGTACGGAGTTTTTGAAAAGTTGACATATCCCTCTCCGTCAATAAGTCCAGCAAGCCACGCAACATCAGTGAGTGTCGGCCCAAGATTTTCCAATCTTGTACTCCCCGTCGAGTGGGCACCGGAAAGCGAACTGGTCACCGCTCTCACGCATCGCTTGTACCGCAATCCTTCCGACATTATGTGCGTCACTTTCTAATGATTCAAACTGAACTTCATCATGGATGTGCATGATCTGATTAGCCAGTAGTCCTTGCTCTTCAATCTCCTGATTCATGAGGATAGTGGCCTTCTTCATCAGGATACTTCCGGCTGACTGAAGCAACAAGTTTAATGCGGAATGTTCTGAACGGATTGGCAGCCTTCGTCCATCAATGGCCGGAAGCCAGTCCTGAGTCTTCAGCCTGTTGGCAATCGCTCTCTTAAGTTTTTTCAATGCGGGTATCCCTTTCTCAAGCATGTCCTTCATAGTACGCCCTTCACGCTTGCCGCCGCCCACCAGCTGCCCGACTAGCAGGTCTCCTGCCCCATACAGGGTCGCATACATGATGCCCTTACCTTTAGCTCTGGAGACCCTCATCTTCTCCGCATTGAACTCGTGGATGTCGCCATCCTGAATGATCTTTGCGTACTCTCCGCCATCCCAGCGTGCCAGATAATGGGCCAGACACCGAAGTTCGAGGCCGCTCATGTCACACCCAACCATGACCATGCCCTCAGCCGGAACAAACAACCTTCTACATTCTTCTCCCCAAGGTGAACCAATCGCTGGAACTTGTGCAAGGTTTGGGCGTGAATGTGAGCACCTAGAGGAGATGGTTCCCAAGGTATCCACCCGGCCATGTATACGCCCATTCATTGAAGTCCTGAGCCAAGACTCTTTGCCGTCACTCAGCTGTCCAATACGCTTGCATATTGTCAAGTAACGAGCCAGCACCTTTGCTTCAGGGTATTCAAGAGATTCAAGAACTTTCTCGTCAACCTTGGGCCTGCCTTCACCAGTAAACTCTTTAGGCTCCCACCCATACATCTCGATCAACGCTTTGCCAATCTGCAAGCGGCTGTTGGGGTTGAAGGGTATAGACCTTTTACGCAATGGTCCGGGCAGAAGGTTTGGCCTGATGTGATCAGGAGCATCAAGCTTTCGTCTATAGTTTTCAAGTGTATCAGGGTCAAAGTAATACTGAGGGGTTTTCATCAACTCTTCTTGAGGAGGAAACTTGCCTTGTAATTCTTTTTCAATGTCTACCTTCACACCAATTAGTTCTGAATGAAGTTTATACGCTGCTTCTTCATCAAACCCCACACCTGTGAATTCTTGTCCAAGGATGATGTCAAGGAAATCTTTTTCAAGAAGATAAACATCCTCATTGAATGTCTGTTTTATTTCGTTCCAAAGCTTTGCTGTAACAACTACATCCTTGCAACAA